GCAGCAACACTGTGTTCAAGTTCCAACGACTCAAGACTAAACTGTTTCTCATTAAAGTCATTGACCAGTTTGAGATACAGCTTAGCAGTTACTTCCACATCACGTACGCAATACTCATCAAGAAGCCCGTGATGAGGAAGATCGAAGCATTCACCAGAATACGCTTGAGGACGATCCATAAGCCATGTCCATACTTTAGCATAGTCAATCTTCCTGAATCCAAGAGTCTGTCCCCACGCTTCGAGGCTGTGTCCGTTCTCTCTTGAAGGGTCGAGAAGCCTGCTTACTATCAACGTATCGTACACTTGATTCAAACGAATCTTCGTCTTCCATAAGCGATTCAATACTGGCGCATCGAAAGCGATGCCGTTGTGCATGACTATCAACGACACGTCCTTTAAATACTCCCGCAGGTTGTCGGCTGCTTTCCATAGATTTACTTCTCCAGTGTCAATGTTCTTCGTCACTACCACATGAATCTTGTCGTGTGCTAGGTTTGTTTCGCAATCCAGTACGATCCGCATAATCGTGTTCTTCCATTTTCCAGTAATAAGGGCATCCGTCCATCTGATAAGGAGGCGTTACAAAGTAAGATTGCCGGTACTCATTTGGAAAGGCTGTGTGTCGGTAACACGTATGCTTTTGATGGCACTTACCTCCCTCGCACATTGAAATATCTGGCATTTTAACCTCCAGGCATTTCAGGCATCTCTGCCACAGGTACTCGACTAACTGAATCTAGACAGTTAGATCCATCATATTGAGTAATCCAAAGAATACGTCCAACCAGTTTGTCAATATCAATCATCTTTTTCCTCTGAAAAACCCAAAGCAGCGCACCATGCCGCCCATGCAGTCTCTACATGATAGTCCCAATCGGTGTACGTTTCTCCGTTATACATATCCCTAACCCTAGAGAGAGGTTCTCCAATCCTATCTGCATACCATTTTTCAAATCGTTTATTTCTCATTTGATATTCATCCATAGTCCAACCTGAGCAAAGGCGTACCCTGTCCAGATCATCCCGTTAGAGATTTCTCCCTTCGTCCATTGTAGCACACCTACGATCAAATATCCAATGCCTGTAGCGCCTACAATCAAGTGTTCAGTAGTCACGCCAATACTCCCTTCTCGTACAGTCTTTCTGTCGCTTCTACTTCATCCATGTACACCTCACGCGCAGTTTCTTCGGTAATATTATAGAATTTAGTAACATACTCAAGAGCCTTACGTCTATATTTACCTCCGAAGATACGCTCCCAGTTATTACGGATCTCCTCAGCGTCTTCGTTGCGCCTAGATGATCCTTTTCCGCCATGCCATTGACTCATGCGTTCTCCAAGTAAGTTATTGCTTTTCGCAACATATTAGGATCATCATTAAGTTTTCCGATCCCTGTATTTATGTGTCATGTGTTGCTCCTGTCACGGATAATTTCAGCGTAGTAACCTCCACTATCTCTTCCAGATGCGTCCTCAGCACACACCTTTGCACACGCCTCGCGCTCAGCTAAAATCAGTTCTTCAGCAAATATTAAGATACTTTCTGATGGATCGGAATAGCGCTCAAAAATCCATTTATTATCTTTTTTGAAGATCAAGCCAGCCTCCCATGCCTTTGTAAGAATGTCAGATTTAGTCATTATCATCTTCCTTCAACGGTTCCTCTTCCAAGACCTTACCAATAGGTTCTTCCTTCTTTGGCTTATCTCGTCCGAAGATAGCATCCCATCGGTTTGCATAATCCTCATTGCTCACCGAGAAAGGCCGTGGTGAACTTCCTTTGCCGCCTGTCCATGCTGTCATTTTTGTTCCTTCAAATATTCAATAGCTGCTTCCAAGACGGAAACATCATCTTTAGATTTACCAATCATTGTATTGCAATTTGTACAAAGAAGACCACGTACTTTTCCGCTTGTATGACAATGATCTACACATAGCGCAGTGCTGCTTGATACTGCTTTACCTTGTTCTACATCACTTTCATGTCTGCCACACACAGCACAGCAGTAGTTTTGCTTTTCTCTCATTTGGTTATACTGATTTAGTGTAATACCGTAGCGACGAAGCCTTTGTTCCTTTGCTTTATCTGGATTATTTTTATACCAGTTACTAGTTCCTTTTCTGTGAATAGCCCTCTTCTCAGGATTTTCTAAATGCTTGTTACGGCGGCACACCATGCAGGTAGAATCTTTATAAGCCTTCCGAGTACCATCAGAGAGCGTATGATATGTATTTCCAAACTTCTCGTCAGGTAACTCTTGGGCACAAACTTTGCATTGTTTCATGTTAACTCCTTTTGTGATCAGTAGTATTATACATCATGGTCAAGGAACTGTCAACACTTTTCTGCAAAATTATAAAGATTCTTCAGCAACCTCCACTAATTTGTTAACTTTCTTATCAAAATACAAGTTACCGGCTGGGCCTGTCTCGCCTGTAAAACGTGACTTCAATAGTCGAAGCTCAGTTGTATTGCGCTTGGCTTCATCATCATTCTGTTGATCCCTTTGCAGGCCGATCACTGCATCCGACAATTGACTGATACCTTGAGTACCTCGCAAAGAAGACAAACTGATCTCAGCCCCGTTCTCCAAGCCTTTTCCGTCCTGTCTGCGTGTATGTGAGATACCAAACAAACCAACTCCTGTCTCTTCCACAAAAGTACGCAGCTTTGTCAGCAACATGTCCAAACCCTTACGTTCATCCGTATCCATCCCTGACAGAATCATCTGGTAATGATCCAAGATAATCCATTGGCAGTTCTGGGCTTTCACCATGTAACGCAAGCGGTTCAACACATTGTCAATGTCCAGCGATCCAAAGTGATTGAACAGCACACAGCGTCCTGTCCCCATTGTCTTCTGATAGGCCTTTTCAAGTTCCTCTTCGGTGTACTCCGTCTGAGGCAAATGTAAAGGTTTACCTGCTTCAATGGACATGATACCCAACGCAGTACGCTCAGGTGATTCCTCCAAAAAAGCCATCCCAATGTTGTCGTTAGTCGTAACCAACAAGTGGTGAATCAACTGACGCAGAAAAGTAGATTTACCTTGTCCTGTGCCTGCTGCAATGGTGATAAGTTCCCTCTTACGCAAACCTGCCATCATGTCATTCAACTTGGCATAAGGCCAAGAAGCATCCGGAAGCTGTTTAGGCTTACGTAATTCGTCCCACAAGTCCTTACCGTTAATGATTCCATCAGGAGTAAAAGGACTAGCTCTCCACCACTCGTTAACAAAGTCCTTAGTCGCTCCCGCAATCAGGTAGTCACAAGCATCTTTGTAACCTGCCTTGTGCTGGACAATCTTGGCCTTGTTACCGAATAACTCAGCAACTTCCTTAGCAGCTTTCTTACCCGGCTCATCGGCATCAAAACAGATAACAACAGAGTCAAAGCTGTTGATCCACTCATACTGGGCTTTACAGTCCTTCAGTGCAGCCTGAGCACCGTTACGAATGCTTACTGTAGGGTAGAGAGACCCTTGCATTTGGAATGCAGCGAGAGCATCAAGCTCTCCTTCTGTGATGGTGAGAGCTTTCCCTCCGGCGTGAAAGAGAGACTGACCGAATAGAGTTGCTCCTTTGAAGTCTCCAGAGATGGAGAAGCTCTTACTAGGTACATCACGCTCTTTAACAGCCACTCTAACTCCGTCTGAGTCAGTGTAAGGGTAATACTGCTTGTTGTCATTGCTTGTTACTCCATACTTTTCACAGGTTGCCTGACTGATTCCTCGGTCAGGGATTGATTTGAATGTACCTTTGATGGTCATTTGAGTTACTTTCTTCTTCGCTCCGCTGGGTGCTACTGCATCCCGCATTACCGTTCGTTCATCATAAGCACCTTCGTGCTCTGTTACACCGCAATTAAAGCAGTGCGTATGGTAATCATCATAAAGGGCCGCTGCATCTGAGCTACCACAGTGTTCACAAGCTATATGCTTGAGGAATTTGCTAGTCACTGTTTTTCTCCTTAGGGCGAATTCTTCGCTTTGAGTTTGGCTTCGATGGCGCGGATCAACCCGCCTGTGCCGTATTCAAACGTACTTGCAAAATCTCTGAACTCATCATGACTCAGCCCAACCCATTGCCGCTGTGCTGCGAAACCGGCGTCATAGCCTTGACGGTAGTAACGCTCAAACTGCTTGTCGGCCAGTGATGCAGGGATAAGGACTGGTTGCTCCTGCACAGCTTTTAACGCTGCAACCTCACGCCGTGACTCAGCCAGCGCATCGCTCAGGATTTCTACCTGCCGATTGGTGGCTTCTAGTTCTGTTTGCAGGTCTTGTGCTGCCAGAGACGCAGTCTCGTCCAGTGGCGTAGCCACGTTGGAAAGGCAGTCCTCGGACTGACGTCCTCCGGGTGGGGTG